ACCATTAATACCAATACGCCGTATGCAGATATCAATGAGCTTAGAGATAAGTTCATGGCAGCATTGAAAGACGATCTTAATACGCCTTTGTGTCTTACATGCATGATGGCTCTTTGTAAGATTATTTTTAAAGCTACTGAAATGGAGAAAAAACAATATGGCGCAATGATGGTTGAAGCTCTAGGCAAAATGCTTGGCATTTTCGAGAAAGATCCAGACGAATATTTTAAGGGAAACAGATGAGTGATAAAGAAATACAACTGAGTGATAAAGAAATACAACTTGATGTTCCTAACCATCATGCTTTTGAGCCATTACCTTACTTTGAGCCTTCAAAAGAATTATTAGAAGCATACCATCAGGCATTAAAAGATGCTGAAAAAGATGCTGAATTTGTTAAAAAAAGAATGGATCATTATAAAGAAGTTCTTGATATGATCTGTGATGATGAATGAAAAAAAATAGCTAATTGGCACAACAAAAACAAAGGAGAATAAAATGAGTGATATGGAAATTAAAATAAACAACAACGTCCTTCCTGAATTAAAAATCAATAATTCTCCCAATTTTGAAATAAAAGTAGATGGCATTACGCTTTGCAGAACCGCTAATTTATTAAATGATAAAAAAGAAATTGATGAATCCGCGCACTCTTTTTATAAAACTGCAATCACAGATTTAAGAGAAAAGTTAAAAAAAGATAATAGATATATTGCAAACATGGAGTGGACGGAAGATCAAGTGAGTGGGGATTTATGCTTGTATATAACTACCAATCCCCTCCCCCTTGAGCGGCACAAGAATAATGAGTAACTTTACTCCCTTTTTGTTTGATCGAGATCAAAATCTATACTGGGTAAACGGTAAATGGCAACTCCCTCCTATTTATTATATGGGCACATATTATTTAGGAACAATAAAAGATTGTCCTGTTATGAAACCATGGAGATGGAAAGAGTTAAGTGAAGATCGCAAAAAAATCAGTGAGGCCATTAACACAGCAAACGGTGGATTATGAAATTTAAATACCATGATTGGAAAATAGGAAACAGATGAGTGATAAAACAGTAGAATCGTATTTAAAAGCTTTGTATAGAAGCGATTCTATTCCTTTTAGTTACGAAGAATTCAAACGTTCTATTGAGAGCAAACAGCACATTGAGAATGGAAAGGTGTGTTTGTTTCCTTATGCTAGAATTTACGCTTCTTCGCTAAAGGGAGAAAAACGGAAAAAAGCTTTTGAGTTATTAAACATGCCTCTCAGGAAGTTAAGTGATTGAGATCTTTATTTGTTAAAAAAGAATGTTATAATCAACATGAGAAAGGTTTAAAATCCTCTTTCTTTATTTTGTTACTATGCGTAGTAGTAAAGTCTTATAGGGCCGCTTTATGAGTGGCCCTACTGACTTCCATATTGGGCTTAAAGTGCTTTAATGCAAAGATATTATCTAATACTCAATACTGAGTAACATTTCACCTTTCGCATACTCACCAACTTTCAAATCTAATAGTCTTATTATTTTCCAATAGGCACATTCTATTGAATCAAACCCTTCTTGTTTATAAAAGCGTAAAAGCGCATATATAAAATGTTCTTGCATGTCTTTATCGAAAAACTCTTTCACTTGCGCTTCAAGCAAAGAGTACTCTTCTTTAACTTTCTTGCATTCTTCATCAGTCATAGAAAAAATTCGTCCTTAAAAAAATTTATTTCAATACCACAATAATCAATAATCAATAATCATTTTTCCTTTTTAACAAACACACCTTGATTTACTTATTAATACTTAAAATTACTGTTACTATAAAAGCATGAATAAAAGTATTTTTAAAGCAATAAATAATCTTGATGCACGTATTGATTCATTACTTGGTGATAGACTAAGCGATGAACAGTTAGAAGAGAAGACTTTATGTGAAAACTCTTTTTATTACTTTTTAGAGCGTGCATGGCCGATTATAGAGCCTGGACAGCAATTTATACCGGGTTGGCATGCTGAGGCTATCTGTGAGCATTTAGAAGCGCTTTATTACCTTGAAATTACAAGGTTGATTATTAATTGCCCACCTCGCATAGGTAAATCAAATATATGTTGTGTAGCATTTGCTGCGTGGATATGGGCTAACGATCCTCATTTAAGTTTTTTGTACTCAGCATATGCAAGCTCTCTCTCTATTCGAGATAGCATTAAATGTCGTCGTCTTATTCAATCAGATTGGTATCAATCTCTTTGGGGTAGCTCTGTCCAATTAATGGCAGATGTTAATAACAAACTTAGATTTGATAATACTAATGGCGGATATCGTATTGCTTCATCAGTTGGGGGGTCAAACACTGGCCATGGGGGGCATTTTGAGATATGTGATGACCCCAACAATGTTTTGGAAGCAGAATCAGCTTTAATTCGAGAAGGAACTAATGATTGGCACGATTTTGTTATGTCAACAAGGTATGCCGGAACCATCGATCAATTTAGAAGATTGGTTATTCAACAACGTGTGCATGAACGTGATGTAAGTGGAAACATCTTAAGCAAAAGTGATGACAGATGGATTCATTTACGTCTGCCGATGAAATACGAAGCATCGTATAAATGCATGACTATTCCTTTGCCTATGACGAATGGAGAGGTATGGGAAGACCCCAGAGAAAAAGAGGGTGATTTATTGTGGCCCCAAGGAATATCTGAAGAACGTTACAAAGAAATTGTTCAAAAAGACTTTCGCAATGATTCTTATCGTGAAGCAGGGCAGATGCAACAGCGTCCTTCACCAGCAGGCGGAGGAATTCTTAAAACAGAGTGGTTTAAATATTGGGAAGATCTTAAATATCCTTCTTTTAATTATATTTTACAAAGCTGGGATACAGCATTAGTTGGTAAACGTCCTGGTGATCAAAATTACAAAGAGGGTATTTGTTATAGCGCTTGTACAACATGGGGCTTATTTAAAGATCTAAAGGGCCACAATAATTTAATGTTGTTGTCCGTATATAAGGGGCAGGTTGAATACCCAGAATTACGCGAAATGGCTTTAAGACTAGCCAATAATTATCTTGATACCAATTTAGACAGTCCGCTTACTTACGGGGACACTTCAAAATCAGTCGACAAAATCCTTATAGAATCACAAGTAAATGGATTTAGCTTGGCTCAAGAGTTAAGTCGAATGAATTTACCTATTCATCATTTTTATCCACGTCGATATGGAGATAAAGAAGCCAGAGCCAGACGTATTGCTTCAGTTATTGAATCAGGTCTTGTTTGGCTTCCTACAAAACCAGACTCAAATATTGTTGAAGAATACGGAAAGTTATTACTTGAAGATTGCGAATTGTTTCCGAATTCAAAAAGTAATGATACAATAGACAGTATGTCTCAGGCGTTTATTTACTTGCGAGAACTTGGTGAACTATTTAATCGCGGCGATCATATTCCTGAAGTACAGCCCTATAACTTTAAGAATTTTAGGGTCAACAATTTTCAAGGCCCTAGAGGCATGTAAATGGATGGATAGTGATGAAAAACAAATCGGAGTTAGAAGAGGGTAATCAAAATACCGAAGAACAAGAAGCTTCTGACTACGATGAGAACTATCAAGCTAAAGGATTTAGTGCTGATGACGTTCCTGAGGAAGGCCTTGAAGAGAATGGTATTAAAAAGTTTCCTGATGGCTCTATTGCTATCGATGGTGATTCTTATCCAGTTCAACGAATTTTAGATGAAGATGACCATGATCAAAACTTAGCAGAGATCTTGGATGAATCTGTTTTGTTACAGATTGGAAATTCTTTAAGGCAGTCTATTGAAGAAGATAAAGAAAGCCAAGCGCCGTATTTTCAAAACATTGCTAATCTTATTAATCTTTTGGGAATTAAGTCTGCCACATCTGGTGCTGAAAACGCTGATGGTATACCAGAGGCAAACTCTACAGCTTTGTTTGAAACATGGCTGCATTATATAGCAACTGTTATGGGGGCAATTTTTCCATCCAAAGGAGCAGTTGATGCAGTTATTTTGGGAGAAGAAGATGAAAAATTAAAAAATCTTTCCTACAGAATTACTGCGTTTTTTAATTTCTTCTTGTATCAAATTGATAAAGGGTTTGAAAAGGAACTCAAAAGAACAGTTGCATGGTCTATATTCGATTCTATTTATAGCAAAGTATTTATTGATCCAGTGTTGGGTAGACCGACTCACAGGATGATCAAGCCTGAAGATTTCATTGTAAACAGAGATCTTTCTTCACATTTGTGCGCATCGCGTAAAACTCAAGTTCATCGCATGGATAAAAGGGAGTTTGAACTTCGCAAGATTCTTAGAGAGTATCGTGACATTGAAATTATGCCCACTTCTTTAGATGGGACCGATAATGTAATTCAAGAGGAATTGGATGATATTATTGGGTATGAGCGCAGTGGTGGTGGAAATACTCCAGATTTTTATGAGATTTATGAATGTCATGTGGAGTACAGAATCAAAGAAGATCCCTCTGCTAAAGATATAGAGATTCCTCTGCCCTACATTATTACTTTAGATGCTCACTCTGCTAAAATTTTGCGTATTCAACGAAATTGGAAAAAAGAAGACTATCTCAAGAAAAACCGTGAGTATTTTATTAATTGGTCGTTATTGCCTGCTCTTGATGGTGAGGGGTATGGCTTAAACCAATATGCGGCACAATCAGCTCAAACCGCTTCTACTATCATGCGTCAGCTGATTATGGCTGGTATGTACTCTAATTTCCCAGGTGGTGTGTATGCTGCTGGTTTAACATTAGAGGAGAATGATATTAGGCCAGCCCCTGGTCAGTTTGTTAAATTGCAAACGGGTGGAATTTCCCTAGATCAGGCTATTATGCCGCTTCCTTATAAAGAGCCTAGTGGTGCATTAAATGATTTAAAAAATCAAATAGAAGATAACATTAGAAAACCTTCAGCAATTATTAATGATGCTATTTCTGAAATGGCTCCTCGAGCACCTGCTGCATCGGTATTGGCAATGCTTGAGAATTATCAACGTGTGCCAAACTTTGTAATTCAAGGGTATCACAAATCTTTTGAACTGATGTTAGGGTTATTTAAAGATCGTTTTGCAGAATGGTTACCAGAAGGTCAGCCTTATCCATTTTTAGTCCCAGGTGGCAAACATGTTATTATGCGTTCTGATTTTGAGGAACATGTACAAATTGTTCCGTCAAATGATCCGTCTCTTCAAAATTCTATGTATCGTTTTATGCGGGCAGAAGTCATTCTTAACAATGCTCGTCAAGATCCCGATATACATGATTTAAAATATGCCAACGAGCTATTTTATAAAAATCTTGGAATAAGCCCCGAAGAGATATCTAAACTATTGCCAGATGAAGAGGAAGAAGAAGAGCCTGTTCCTTTAGATCTTGTGACAGAGAATCAAAATTTCTTAAATAAGATTCCAGTAGTTGCTGGTATTGAGCAGGAGCAAGATGCGCATATTATGGGGCATGGCGCCCTTCTTAACAATCCAAGCGCTCAACAAGACCCTGAGATCATAGCGGCTATACAAGCGCATATACGAGAACATGAGGCATTAAAATTACTTATTAATTTCCAAGCTATTACTGGTATGCATATGCCAGAAGATCCAGCTGAAGTTCCAATGGATGTTCAAAACCAAATATCTGTTGCAGCAGCGCAAATGGCAATGCAACAACAACAGCAGCAACAAGCAGCGCCTGATCCAATGACAGTGCAAGCGCAGGCAGCATTGACAGAAGCGCAAGCTTCTATGGAAGAAGTTCGCGTTATTGAAATGAGAGCACAACTTGAAGCTGAAAACAAAAAACTTCAATTGATGTTAGAACAACAAAAATTAGAACTTGATAAATATAAGTTTGATGCAGAACTACCTTTAAAAGAAGCTGAATTACAAATTAAGTTTTCAAAATCTCAAATAGAAGATCAAATTAAAAGCGCTGAGACAGAGAATAAAATTAGTATTGATCAAAGTCGATTAGATCTTGATCAGACAAAGTTAGCAGCAGATCTTATGGAAAAAAGTCAACGTTTAACTAACGAGATAACGCGCGATCAAGGGAAGTTAGAGCAAGAGAAACTCAGCCACTTAGCAAAAACTAATGTGTCACCTTTAGGTTTGTCAACATAAATATTCCTTAAGTATTAATCTTTATGTATAATGTAATTGTCATGACTTTTACTTAAACTAAACTTATAAGGATTAAAAATGAGTATCGATAAAATAGAGCACGGCGAATACCGCCGAGAAGTAGCTTCAAAATTAGGCCTATGTGGGAATGGTCGTATGACCAATCAGACCCCTATTAAACGAGCAACAGGGGGATCTATTCCTAAATTTGCAACAGG